AGACGACACATATAACAGCACCAATGACGAGGTTGCCTTTTACCTCCAGAACGTACACACCTACTTAAGCCCCGCAGACCCCACCTACGTCCCCACAACCTCTGCAGCGGTCTACGACACCCCCGCCTTTGACCACGACCCCGCGAACTCCAACGAGCCATTGGGTCTGTTGATTAATGAGGCGCATACTAATCTGTTGTTGCAGAATAGGGACTTTACGACGACTTGGACGCAATCGGGCACTCCCACGGAGGTGCAGGACCAAACGGGTATTGATGGTGTAGACAATAAGGCATGGACGCTAGGCGACGATGATGGGGGTGGGGACGAATACTTCGGGCAGAATTTTACCGTATCTGACGACAGCCTTACACACACCTGCTTGATACCTATACTCAAGGACACCGACGAAACCCGCTTTCCTGAAATCCAGCTGAAGTACGCTGGCGGGACAGCCATAGATTCCTATGTTCAGCTTAACACGAAAACTGGTGTGCATACTGTTCGCACGGAAACAGCGGTAACATCTGCTGAAGTCCTAGACCTTGGCCTTTGGTGGGGGGTTGTTGTGTCATCCACCAATAACTCGCTAGGCAATACCACTCTATCATTTAATCTGTACCCTGCGGTATCCAGCGTCTTCGGCGGCACAACTGCCACCACAGGCTCCATAGTTGTAGACATGCCAAGCCTGTGGAAGTCCTCAAACTGGTACTATCCGGTAGAGACTGCCGCGAGTGCCGTGACGGTTAACGCTGATTATTACAACACCACTGATGTTTCTTGGTATGACGAGAGTGTCGGGGGGACTTTTTATCATGATGGTGATGGCGCAAGTGCAAGTGGTAAGTATTTCTTTAGACTGGATGCTAATACGAATGACGACTATATCCGCGCTGAAGGCGGGTCTTCTTATGGTCTTGTCGTAAGGGCTGGGGGGGTAAGCCAAGCTGGGTTATCCGTAGCAACAGACAACACGGATATGGCGACCCACAAGATGGCTATTAGGATCGCACCAAACGATACGAATATAGCAATAGACGGTACGACAGCTACCGCTGACACGTCTGTGACACTCCCCACGGGTATGCTTACCTTCGAGTTGAACTCCGCGACCCAAAACCAAATCAATAGACACATGCACTCCATCAAATACTGGAACGTCAGAAAGACTGACGCTGAACTACAGGCGCTCACAACATGATAGACTTTATGCTTAAAGCCGACACACAAGCTGACTTCGACACTCTGGCTATCCAAGAAGGCTGGCTAGATGACGAGGATGGCGGAGTAAACATTGATCGGATTGACTCCATTGTTGCTACGCCTGCTGTTATTGATGAAGACGGCAACGTAACAACGCCTGCTGTTCTCGATCCTTCTTATTATGTCAACGTCAGACTTCACAGTGCCAAGTTCGATGCCGACACACAACACGATGGCGAGAAGAGTTACGAGCGCAGTGACTTCGCCAAACGCTTCTATGCTGGTAATGAAAAGTCATTTGGCAAGCGACCTACCAAGTCCTATCGCTTAGGGGCTGTAGAGTTGATTGATCCAGAAACTGTAGGAACGCCTGTCCGAGTATGGGCTGGAGGTATGCGATATGATTAAACTACTGGCAGTAATCCCCCTAGTCGTACTGGCATCCTGTGCATCAGATTGGTCTGACAAGTATCCTTGGATGGTTAATGATGAAGCCCGTTACGAGGTATTGGCCCCAGCTATTACAGCACGGGGGATGGGCTTAGATTGCCCTAAGGATGCACCTAAAGTTACTTACGATGCAGTTAGTAAGAGAACCCCCAATGGTGCTGATGTAGCCTTCTATACACCAGGACATGTGAAGTTGCCTCGGGGATGCTCTAAGAACATAGCGTGGCCTGTTTGCATGACACTCATCACACATGAATACGCCCATCACTGTGGAGCGAATGAAGCAGTGGCAGACCTCGTTGACGGGGAATGGCGCTGGGCGAATCACAGGAATTATTAAATGGATAACCTAATAGATTGGGCAGCCGAGCATTCTACGAAAGTAGTTGCTATAGGGGCTGCCCTCACTACTATAGCAGTATTCTTTAAGAGATTAAGAGTGTGGTCTTCTGACTTCACAGCTATGCCAGCAATCTCCAGAAGAAACTCAGAGCAACTTGCAGCTATTGATCTAAGGACTCGCATAACCGAGGAGATAGTCTGGATGCGTGATCGCTCAGATGATACGCCTGTGTATTGGGTTGAGGCTGATGGCAAAGATATCTCCCGAGTCAACAGTGCCTTCGCCAAGCTCATGGGATTGACAGAGAAAGACCTCATAGACGGCCAAGGAACTTCCTACGTTGTTGAAGAAGATAAAAGGAGAGTTGACGAGGGATGGGAGAGGGCAGTTGAGACCGGCACTACTTTTGAATGTACCTTCACTCATATGAATGCAGGGAAGATCCATGCCAAAACTCAACCGATATTACTGGGATGTGGTAAAATAGGAGGGTGGATAGGGGAGATCACTAAAGTCGATAATCTGGAGAGGAGCAGGAGGTAATATGGAAGAGGATATAGGCATAGGTGATCCTGAGTTAGAAGACATTTGCACTTACTGCGGGGAGCCATGTGACACTAGGGATCATGTCATTCCCTTTTCATACACAAGTGTGCATCCTGCTAATAAAAGGGACCATAGAAGTAATAAAGAAGAGGACACTGTGCCTTGCTGCATGGAATGTAATCAGATGCTGGGTAATAGGCTCCTAACTACAGTTGCTACTAGGGCAGCCTACTTAATAGGGGCAACTGAGAGGCGTTACTCGAAGCTCCTTGAGATGCCTGATTGGACAGAAGACGAGCTAGAGGATTTGGGTTACGCCCTGAGGACAAACATAGAAACATCCATAGACAGTAAAAGAATAGTACAGGAGAGGCTAAGATACTTAACCTTAGTGTCTTTACGGACGTAACCCTAAGGGGCTGCTGTGCCTAACCCTCAGGACCCTTTTTTTCTAATTCTATCAAAAATCCTGTACGATCATCGAAAATCTGCTTGAAAGCAGTTTGGAGAGGAATTAGGACCTTCGAGTACAGTTCCTTCGAGTTTAAGATCGGGAACATGTCACTGACAGGTGCTCGGAATGCAAATTGCTCGGTGAATACATCAGGAGCATCTTCTTCTGCAATCGAGATAGTGTTTGTGAGAGGATCATCAATAGCTGCTGGAAGATCTGCTATAACACCTCGGACGACAACTTGCCCTCCATCTTCCAATTCAAACAATGACTCCATAATAATATTGATATGCGATAGTCTACTCATGTTACTTTCTCCTCGTTATAAAACAATACAATAACCAATCGGCCATCCTCTGCTGTAGTCCCCCATCCAATACCAGGATATCTACTATGGAAGTAACTAGTAGGATACGATACAAGTCTATTAGGTTCGACATTCACCGAGAACTCTAAGTCATAATCGTCAACACGGTGCTGCCAAAGTAGCTCTTGGTTTTCTTCCGCAGTCCCCCTAAATTCCTTCCCCCATCTCTCATGAGACCAAAAGGCTGTACCGGCTTCTTGCTGCCTAGCCTCCCACGGCACTTCATCTACGAGATAAAGGACAGAGGCCCTGTTAGGTTTCTGGCCGAGTATATCATAATCGCAATGCACACGTTCAAACTTATCATTAAGCTCAGTGTTCAAACGGAAGTAGCCAGCTATATGAGTAGTTCTCGTATGGTTCTCTTTCTCAATGGCTCTATAGATCGTATGGAGTTGTCCGGGAGATACTTCCGCTACTCTCATATGTCCTGTATCGCCTCCTAAAGGATACTCCGTAAAGAGAGCCCTACCAGTAGCATAGTCTCGGATACTCTGGAAGTCTTTCTTCGAGAGGAAGTTATCGAATACTTTTATGGTTTGCATTTATAATTGCTCTCTTGGTTACGGTTTTCAGGGCATTGTTCCTAGCAATCTTATTAGGGATTACCTTAGCAATGTAGAGTAATCGGTTAGTCTCCTTAGCGAGGAGTCTATTACTGTTAGCCATGATAGATGCCTTTCTTAGCTTTCTCTTGTTGTTCGAAGTAGGACTTGTTCCATCCTCGCACCCATTCCTTACGGGCGTAAATGTTAAGAGCTCTAGGGGCCACATCTGAGACCCCGTCTTTGAAAGCTTGTGCGCCTAGCTTAATAGCTTCTACAATGGGAGTGCCCTTATGTATTCGCATCATCATAATCCTTCCGGGTTTGCCCTGTTTTAGCTTCGTAAATATCTTCCCACAGATCACAGCAATGCCTGATCTTATCAATATCCTTGAAGAAACTCTCTCCTAGCTTCTTGCCAGCTCTTGAAGCATATTTGATAATGCTGTGGGCGTTAGCATTAAGGTCATTCATCTCTGAATAATACATAGGCTGTACTCTTAAGTCCTGATAGTGTGTACCTCCTATTTGATTTTCAAAGCCCTTCTTCTTTAACACAGGTGCTGCCATAACATCATCTGTAGTTTCTTCCACATACTTATCCCATGCAGAAACTCTATCAGGGTTCTCTGAAGGTTCTTTCATTTGTACCTCTCTCTGTTTGAATGAAGATACAGTATATAACATACTGCAATGACTGTCAACACAACATTACTCACAAGTTTTACTCCCTGTTTCAGGGTCGATGTGCTTCCAGACTTCTCCAGTTCTTATCTTGTAGACTAGGGCTATACTAACCCCAAAGTCTTCTGCGACTAGGCCAGTACGTCTGGTATCTGAAAGGATTAGTCTGACCTCTTCTTCCTTAAGCTTCCCTCCTCCCCCGTTCCTCTCCCCTCTAGCGGTCCTGCCCTTGTTGTCCCGATCTGCCATGTTATCTGCGTTCGAGCCTACCCACAGGTGGTCTGGGTTACAGCAAGAGGGGTTATCACACGAGTGCAGGGTTTGGAGGTTCTCTGGAAACTCCCCCTTAAACACCTGATAAGAGACCCTATGGGCCCTTAAGCTCCTGCCCTCTACTTTTATTTTCCCGTACCCATCTTTATCCTTTCCTCTGGTCCAGTTCCAGCACCCTGAGAATGGGTCTTTATAGACCCTGCTTTCAATTAGCTCTTTGTTACAAATATTACTAGTATTACTCACAAGTTTTACTCCCTGTTTCAGGGTCGATGAAACATGCAGCTCCTTCAGACGACTCCTCAGGGGAGGCCGTTAGGATGCCGAAACGCTTACCTGCAGGACGGAAAGTTGTTATCCCTTTAGCTCCTGCCTCATAAGCCTGAAGGTACACTCCCTTAAATTCTTCCCAAGAAACCTCCGACCCAATGTTGCAAGTCTTACTTACAGCACTGTCGATAAAAGGGACAGTTGCTTTAAGGACTTCAACATGCTCTTGGGTAGTCACTTCCTCTGAAGTCTTGCCCTTTACACCGTAGTAGTTGTAGGCATAGTCTTTCAGGAGGACATTCTGAGGTCCTGAAGGCATGTTCACTATCCGTTGAGTCTGGAGAGAGAACACTGGCTCAAGTCCTGAAGAGATATTGTCTGCAGTCAAACTAATAGTCCCCGTGGGGGCGATAGAAGTCAAGTGAGAGTTCCGAATACCATGCTCCCAGATGCCCTTTTTAATATCCTCGGGAAGAGTCTGGACAAAATTCCCTGCCAAATACTGATCTCTGTCGAAGGCTTCAAAGGGACCTCGCTCCTTCGCTAAAGAGATAGATGCCCTATAGGCCTCATCCCGGATAACCTCTAAAACAGACTTCGTGAAGTCGATCATCTCGGGGGACCCATAAGGAGTTCCTAGTATTTCAGCAGTATTGGCGAGTCCTGTAATCCCTAGCCCCATTCTCCTTTTAGTGGTAGCCTCTACTTTTTGGCTCTCTAGAGGGTATGTAGTGGTGTCAATAACGGAGTCGATCATCTTAACTACAGAGGGGATATCCTTTTTAAGGCCTTCATAGTCAAACTGATAGGGGACTCCCTGCTCCCCCCCTGCCAAATACTTAGTGAGGTTAAAGCTCCCGAGGAGGCAAGCCCCGTTTGGCTGTAGAGGGACCTCGCCACAGTTAGAGACCAGGATAGCGCCTCTGTCACATGAAAGAAAGAACCTATGAGTTTCTTCAACAGTTCCGCAGTAAACATCTGCCACCTTGTCTATTAACTTTACAGAAATGACCTTATGACGATATACAGAAGCTAGTCTAGCACCCTCTGTAAGGTCTTTAGCCTCTACTTTATTACGATTAATATCAAAGAACTCATGCTCAGGTGTGCATTCAATAATAGTCCCATCATCCAAAGTTACTTCAATGAGAGATTTATCAACACCTGTCTTAAAGACATCCATGCTCCTTAGCACAAGCTTATGGTCATCTGTCTCGGTCAACACCTTAACAGTAGTTCCCTCTAGCTCCTTAAACGTCTTAGGGCCTTCAGAAGTCCAGACCTCCATGTCTCCAGTGAAACAAGGATTTGTAACCCGGATGTCCTCTAGCCAGTGTAGGTTATTCATCTTATTAATACGGTCAATAAATAGAACACCTGGTTCAGCCCAATCATAGGTGGATCGCATTATCTCATCCCAGAGCCCCCGAGCAGAAACCCATCTGTCTACTTTCCCATCAAACTCTAGAGGGAAGTCCTCCCCCGCTTCAAGAGCCTGCATAAACTTATCAGTCACCCCTACGGATACATTAAAATTGCGGAACCTCGTTTCATTCTGCTTGGCACGGATAAACTCCTCAATGTCAGGATGGGATATGCTCAGAGTAGCTAGCATGGCCCCTCTTCGGTGACCCGCCCCCATCACTGTCGCGCAAACAGCATCAAAGATATCCATAAAACTGAGAGGACCAGAGCTGGAAGACTCTAGAGTAGAAATCCTGTATCCCTCAGGGCGGAGGCGGCTGAAGTCAAAACCTATGCCTCCTCCTACCCGCATCGTCATGAAAGCCTCCTTTACCACCTCAAAGATAGAGTCAGAATTATCCTCAATAACGGAGGACGCATAGCAGTTCATGGCAGTAACTTGTCGGGCAGCTCCTACTGCAGCTTGGATACGTCCCGCAGGGAGGAACCGCTGTGTGAGGAGGATGTCTTTGTAGGTCTGGCGCTCTTCGTCATTTCTTGACAGCTCCGCCGCAATCCTACACATGGCTTCATGAAAGGACTCTCCTTTAGTCCGATACTTGGTGGCGTGGAGTTCTTGTGAAAAGGGGTTCTTAGGCCCGTAGTGTTGTTCGTTCATCTTTATTATTTCCTGTGTAAGGGGCTAAAAAGCCGACTCTAAGTTAATAAAGTCGGCTTTGGGGTTGGTAGTTATAGTTCATTTAGAGGTTAAAGTCAAGTCCTATAGGGTCGTGGCTTACGCCTTTTTTCGAAGGTTGCGTAGTCCATCTCTCCAGTAACATGGAGCTTACATTCTAGAATAATAATACCCAAGTTCCTTCCTCCATATACAGTAGCTTGTAGAGAGGCTACGGCCTTACGAGCCTTCCCTATATTCTGGTAGGTGTACATCTCGTCTTTACTGTCGAGCATGATCCTCTTATAGAAAGTAGACCAGAGGACGTACACTTTCTTGAGACCTTTGTACTTAGGCACCTTTAGGTACTCCTACTGTTAGATCCAGGAATTCCTCTGCATCCATAACTACCAGAGGCTTCTTGTGGTTCATCTTAACTACTAGCAGGGGAGTATAACCGTCATCTTGGTCTACAGCCTGCTGATAGAACTTGTAGAGGGTCTTAAACTGCTCTTGGTTCTTACACTCTACACTATACGGGAATTTCTTGTAAGCTGCACTGGACATAATCAGGTCAGCTCCTTGAGAGCCCATAGGTGTAGAACGTATGTCCTCAGGGGTTATGGACCTAAACCTCCACAGCCTCTTCAGTAGTTGATCCGCCATCCACTTCTGTAGTGCTCTCCCCTTGGCTTTCCTCGCTGCTGTCTTCATCATTTACCTCTTGAGTTCTAAGGGAGAGAGATATGATATTCTCTCGGGGGAATAATTGTACGACACCTTGGGTATTCCGTACTGTAATAATATCTCCAGTACTCAGATCTTTGGTAGGGTCTTCGATAGGAATAATTAAAGGGGCCTCTGCTAGATTACTCTTAAAGTTTACTTGTAGTACATGGATAGTTGTCATAGTAGCTCCTCTACTTTAGGTAGTTTTTCGACATGAATTAGGTCAACCTTCTTATTAGAATACTTGAAAGTTCTTAATCCCCGTCCATCATTAGCGTCTTCAAAGCAAGTATGCTTGTGACGACACCAGAAGCAATTCTTGGATATCTCTACATTACCATTCTTGTGTACGATAGGGTCGTAACATCGTTCAGGTACTTCATCATTATCCAAGGAGTGCCTTACCTCAGCGATCTTGGCAGGCACATCAATCATATCAATGTCTTCTACTTTAAGAACACACCAATCGCCATGCTGCTTGTCAATAGCCAAGAAGGCTGCCTCAGTAGCACCTAGAGCCTGAGCATAGGCGGAAATCTGCCCGACATACCCGAAGCTATCGCTCTCTTTCTTATTGAGAAGATTACCTTTGGCAAACTTATCATTAAACGAATAAGTACTGGCAGTCTTAATGTCCAAGGGAATGCCATCCACTACTCCGTCAGGATGCCCTAGTACGCCATCGATCTCTAACTCTAGCTGTTCACTATTGATGGTATGTCCTGCTTCCTTGATGAAGAAGATGAACAGTTGCTCTAACAAATCCCCGATGAAGAACTTCACTCGTGTTTGAGCAGAGTAAGGGTCTTTATAAGGGTCTGTTTCCTTAAGATCATAGTAGAGGGAACGAGAGCCCTTGCCCAAGTTAGACATGCGGAGGGTCTTAGGCTCTCCCTTAGTCTTATAGTCAGAGAACCGAGTCCGAAGGAGCTCTTTAATATTCTCCCCCATTAACTCAATATTCTCTTCGGAAGGAAAGAAGCCTTCTTGCAGAATAGTTTCGATATCTGCTGAGAGAGTATCTATTGTTTTAACTTCTGACATTTAATTTCCTTAGTATTTGGGAGGAACCTTTTGAGTCCCTCCCGAGTTTCACCCACTAACCTTAAAAAGGAAGGTCGTCGTCTAGGTCGTCTTTACCTTGGGCGGCAGCGGGGGGAGTATCTTCTGCGGCCTCTACGAGGTCTTCATCCCCGCCAGTGTCATAGTCTTGGAAGTCAGCATCATCATCAATGTACTCTTCGACCTTAATGAGCTGTACTTTCTCCGCACTGGCAGCAACACCTGTAGCCCCTACCATAGAAGGATTAGGCTTATACTTCCAGATGTTAGCCTTAGCGACCACCTCTGAGCCATTACCTACGCTGAGCTCCTCGACCTGAGCCTCCGTAAGGACATTACGGTTACGATCCATAACCGTCCAAGGAGGGAACCCAGACTTCATCTTGATCCAATTCCCTTGAGCTTCCTTACCGGGAGTATCCTTCCGGACATACAATCCAAGATCTTCAGCTTTCTTGGTATTCTCTTCATCCAGGTTACCTAGGATTAGCTCATACTTCTCGCTGTACTTATTCTTAACGAATAGGTTATTGAACCAGTATGCCTTGCCCCGGAATACTGCGTATACTTTATCTTTGTTAGCCATCAGCCAATTCTCCATTTTTCATGTAGTTGTAAATTGCATCTGCTGTAACCAATACAACGTCGATCCTGTAAGTAGGGCTCTTGCTTATCAGTTGCACTGCGCTTGTTATAGCATGTTGTCGGAAGTACATATCGTCTATCTTCGATAGTTTCTCCTCAGAGGGGTACTTCGTCTTAGGAGGCACGTCTTCCTTTTTAGTCGCCATTGAGTTTCCTTTCATGTAATCAAAGGAGCATATTATACTCCATGTTGCTAGTCTTGTCAAGTATTAATGACACTCTGCCCAGTTTTTACCTACCATAGTGTCGCAAGTCAAAGGGAAGAGCATGTTAAGTTCCTCTCCTACTTCCCTGATAGATGTCTCACATATTTCTTTGAACCTTTCTACATCCTTCTTATGGACCTTGAACTGGTATTCATCATGTACAGCCAATAAGAGAGTAACATCTAATTTCATACGATAGACCTCTCTCATGATCTTCAAGAGCCATCTCTTGCAGATAATCGCCCCGTTACCTTGTTGTTGTAAATTGAAGGACGAATGGTGTGCTCTGGAGTGTAACCATCTGCCATCAATGGCCTGTACCTTGCCATACTTCCGTGACTGGTCTCCTGCCTTATCTACGGATAGCTGCAAGTTAGGGATGTTAGTCCTAATCTTGGCACGAACTGCAGCGCCTTCTTTCTCGCCCCCTCCAAAAGCTGCCTGCCCTAGTCTATTATTCTGAGCCCCATAGCAGTATGCGTATGTGACTGTCTTGGTTACTCGCTTATCAGGAAGCTCCATAAGGTCTTTCAGGACTTCCCACATGTCTTCTCTGCGGCGGAGAGCTCCTAGAAGCCCTTCATCCTTAGTCTCGTTAGCGATACATCCAAGTTCTAATTTGAAGGCATCTGTACCTACTTGTACATAATCTTCGTCTGGAACATAAAAGCATTTACGGCATTCTGACCCATAAGGAGCACCTACGCCTGGAATATTGCCAAGGTTAGGGTTTTGATGTCTCATACGATGCGTATTAGTCCCTATGGGGAAGATGTTGCCGTGTATCTTACCGTCCTCTCCGATAGCCTCCAGCCATTGGTTCAAAGTATTCACCCGAGAGGTCAGCATACGCCACCTCGCAAGGGCCTTAACAGGCTTAGGGGCAGTCTTAGAGACAGTAGCTAGGTTAGTTTCGTCGATCTTCCATCCGTAAATCTTAAAGTAAGCTTCTCTGTCAGGGTCTACTTCATTACCCCTTAAGCGGTCTGTCTGGAGAGCCTCATGAGCATCTGTCATATTAACGGGGGACCAACCTACAGCATTCAACTTATTGATGATCTGTTTGGAGCTCCCTAAGTTAAAATCCTCCCACTCAATAGGCGTACAAGGGCAGTCAGGCTCTAGGAGTTCTGCCGCCTCTTCTAAGGTAGTGCCTTCCCCTAGGAACCTCAAACCGACCTTGCTGAGTTCCCCATCTTTAGTATATCGGGGAGTGAATGTGCGATCAGCAGAAGATTTCTTATAGGGTTTAGCGGCTGTAGGCCATATCTTGTAGAGTTCTCTTTCAAGTACAGAAGCCTTCTGCCTTAGCTTGGCTTGGAGCTTATGAGCTCTCTCTTCATCAAACTCTACCCCTCTCTCCTTGGCTTTCTGCATGAGGTAATAGACAGAGTGTTCTACCCTGAGAGCTTCCTCAGGCTGACTCTTACCTTCCCTTAACAGGGCTGTGTAGACGCGCTCTGTAACCTTCACATCCTGTATGCAATACCCTAGCATCTCCTCAGTATACTCATGGAATGCTGTGAAGTGCAACTTCTTATTCCCTAAGCGAGAACCCCAAGCATCCAGGCTATGCATGCCATGCTTGTCTCGTCTATCAGGGTTGAACATCAAGGACATTACTAGGGTGTCAGCTACCTTAGGTACGGGGAAGGAGACTCCTAAGAGCCTCTCAATGACCATTAGATCATACCCCAGTAGGTTATGGCCGATCATCAAGGTAATCTTCTTGGCGAAGGCTTTGAAGTCGCTCAAAGGAAATCTAGGGCATTTAAGATACAGTTCACTTTCTAAGTTCTCACTGTCGAAGACCCGCCAAGAATCCTTCCCTAGTTCCTTAGCCACGATACACCAAATGTTCTTTGCTTCCAGAAGGTATCCGTCTGCCTCTATGTCTAATACTACTTTCATTTTATCACCATTGATGTACTGCGTTAGCTATCTTGTCAGAGTTACCCGATTTACCTCCTAGAGCTCTCGCCCACTATGGAAGTGACTTATACGCCTACTATGGAAGTGACTTATAAGCTTTTTATCATGCCCTCCTCTACTAGATACTGGTGTGTCTCAGCGAGAGTGAGGCGTATCCCCGTATTGTATTGTATGGCTGCCCTAGCATAATGAACGTCACTATGGTAGAGCCCTACACTATCTAATGATTTATTCTCCAATATTGCATCGTAGAGGATTGCTAAAGGAGACTCTTCTTTTTCATCATCTCCCACCCTTATTTGCTCTTACTAGCTACTGCACCAGCTACTGCGAAGAGGAGCATCATTCCGATTTTCATTGCGATCTTAGTCATTTGTTGGGTTTCCTTCTAGTAGAGTTACTTCGACGTTTGCTTCACCAAATAGATTAACGGACTTAACCAGGTTATCATGCCAATGGGGTTTGTTATGAGGTATAGAGATAACTCTGGTGATGCCTGCCTGAAGGATATACGGAGAACACCTTATGCACGGAAGGAACGGCCATGTGTATATTGTAGCTCCTACCAGTCTGCGCTTATCGGCCCTCAAGATGGCATTCAATTCTGCATGGATGATTAACTCATACTTAACTCCTCTATCATCTAGTCGAGCATCATCTTTTATGCCCTGTGGAAACCCATTGTATCCTGTAGAAACGATGTCTCTATTCTCGTCTACAATAACACACCCTACTTGGGTAGAAGGGTCTTTGGACTCCTCTGCGATTAGCTTAGCCACTTTCATGAAGTGGATGTCGTGATGTCTCATAGTACCTCCTCTATCAAATCGGGGCTTAACTTATTTGATATCATCTGGTTCCTCTACTTCCTCCATTCGCCCTGTAAATTCGTCGTAATGCAGCCAAGTCGCTGGGCCGGTCTTACCACTGAACCTGTTCTTCTTGACAGATATCCTAGTGAGGTTACGTCTGTACTCGTCCTCTGCGTCTAAGTCCCTTTCCGCATACACGATAATATTACTAAGCTGCTCGATGGCGGCTGTCCCTCGGATTTTACCTTCCCGGTTCTGATGGGCGACAACATGTAAGCTGATCTTTAAGTCTTTAGTCATCTGCTTGAGCTTAGTAGCTATCTCGTCCAACGCCCTGCGTTCATCGTCCTGTCGTTGATCTGAAACAATTAAGTTGATATGGTCCAAGATAATATGGGTGCAATCCAGCCCCTTAGCCATGAACCAAATCTTTGAGACAATGTTCTCAATATCATTAGAGCCGAACTGGTCGTAGAAGTATAGACGGTCCTGCCCCTCTTTGTCAAGAGATATCTCTGTGAGGGCTTCACGAACTTCTTCTGTAGTCCTCGGTGTATCAGGAAGATGTAAGTTCTTATTCAAATGGAGACTGCCCAGCCCCTCTAGTGACACTTCAGGGTCTTCTTCAATGGACAGTACGCCTATAACTACAGGCTCCTCTTCATATCCGTCAGGTAGATTATTGCGGTAGAGGATTGGCTCGTCATTAAAAAGCATGCCATAAGTAAACTCCCTCATTACTTGCGTCTTACCTACTCCCGTTTGAGCGGTGATAGTCACCATTTCAGTCTTACGGCACCCGTTAGTCACTTCATTCAAGCCCTCCCAAGGGTAACTGTAGCATACGGAGGGAGGCCTTGTCAGGATGTTTTCAATAATTCCTGACGCGCTCACAATACCATCTTCACGATAAGGCTCAGCTTTCCACCATAAGTCCGTGAATTTCTTGTACAATCCCTTCTCCAGATACTCATTGGCATCCTTCAATCCAGGCTGATGAGGGAACAGCTTGATCTTCTTAGGGTGGAAAGCACTGCAGAATACCTTAGTAGCCTCTTTACCACTCTCGTCATTATCGAAGCATACTACGATGTGGTCGAAGGAGTTAAGGTATTCGTATATCTCAGGGCTCTTCAGTGCAGACTTGACAGACTGTGCGCCATTCTTAAGAGATACTACGCCACCTTTCTGCCCCATTAACTCCCATGCTGCTGGTGCATCAAACTCTCCTTCAACGATAGTGATATTCTTCTTGAACTTTCCAGTACCTGAACCAGACGGGAAGAAGTTTTGCCCGAAGAGCAGTGCTTGTTGCCAATCTGCACCAGACTTCTTAGTAATAGGGAAGTTCTTATCGGCATCCCGGTACTTGATCCAATCAATGTTATCATCTTTGTCATAATAAGGGAAGGCATATTCGCCCTCTCCATTGGTTTTGATCTGGTATTTCTTTGCGGCTTCTAATGAGATACTTCTCTCAGGCAGTGCTGCGTATTTCCACTTAGTGCTCTTCATGGGCTTCCTTCCCTCATTACTAGAGGTTTTCTTTGTGTAAGTCTCTGTGCCAATATCTTCTAGAGTATCCCAAAAGACTTCCTTGCAGTCTCTCCCTGAGAAACAGTGGCCGTGATACCCGCCTTCTTCTCTCTCCCACACTGCTAGATTATCCTTGGAGCCACAGCTAGGGCAGGAGGTCTTCAGGATTAGGTTAGTGTCAGTCATTCAAATGTGTCTCCATGTCTTGAAGTTCTTCACTCTATCTATGCAGCTAATACTTACGCCATAATCATGCGCTATCTCCTTTAGAAGACGGGCATCCTCTCTAATCCTCACTACAGCTCCTTCCGTTAACTTAGACTTCCCATTGCTACTTCCCTGCCTGTTAGCCTGCCGCCCTTTACGGTGCATGTCCAGAATATTGTCCTTCTGGGTGCCTACCCTCAAATGGTAGGGGTTTGCACACGCTGGGTTGTCACAACTATGGAGCACTACCTTTCCGGGAGGTATAGGCCCCTTAAATATACTATAGCTTGCCCTGTGGGCATGCCAGAGCTCTCCCCCTACCCGAACCATGCCATACCCCTTAGTGCTCGTATATTTCTGCCAATTCCAACAACCTGTGAAAGGGCATTTATCCACGCGCTCCTCTATTAAGGCAGACGTTAACGCATTCTTCACCCGCATACCTTCCTCCCTAAGAGGTCTCCAAAGCTCCACCAGGCAGGGACATTGAAGCACGGGCATTCCTTCTCAGAGAACTCATTGTGGCCTGCCACACGAATATCAGGGAACCTCTCGCACAGCCCCTTCACGAGATCATTGAGGGCCAACATCTGAGGTTGCGTGTAGTTGAACTCGTCAGTGTCTTCATCCTCGGATTTGCCGCCTATCAGGCACACTCCTATGGAGCGCCAATTCTGACCCTTAACGTGAGCGCCTTGAGCTTCCTCTCTGCGCCCTGCTTCTAAGTCCCCTGCCCGAGTAATAACATAATGATACCCGATGTCACTCCAACCTCGGCTCATGTGCCACTGCCTGATTACATCTGCACCTACATCCATAGAAGGCGGTGTGTAGGAGCAATGGACGACTAATAGATCAGTCTGCTTTCTGGTTTTCATTTCATGTTCCTTTTGTTCATAGCATTCATCGCTTGCTGATCTGTTTTCTTAACGTATACAGAAACTACTTGTCTAGATTTATGCCCTGACACTGCCATAATCTCATCTTCCGTAGCTCCTGCATTACCTAATTCAGTGAGGGCTGTCCTGCGTAAATCCCTTAGCTGAAGTGACTGGGAGAGCCCTAACTCATTGCGTACCATTATAAATTCTTTATGCAAGTTTGTCAAGTGAAACTTCAAGCCTGTTTTCGTAGAAACTACCATCTTTGTATCAGGCAGTTTATCTCGACGTTCTTGCAGGAGCCCTTTGGAACGATCTGTGAAAGGCACACATACAGATGCTCCTGTTTTCTGCTGGTCAATAGATAGGGCCGTATCTTCTTTGATGTTATCCCAAGTTAATGATAAGATGTCTGAGGGTCTCTGTGCTGTATCATACGCCAGTGAAACAAATAGTGCAAGCCCTAAGAGACCCTTTGAGTGTGCCTTGTCAATTACTGCCTCAACATCTGCCTGATCCCATATGGTAGTTCTCGCCTTGAGGTTATTCTTGATACCCATTTGAGCCCACGGCACAGAAGGTACATGGCCCATTCTATACAAGTAATTCCATAACCTACGCATAACAGAGCAGACATAGAGAGCTGTGCGTTCACCCTTAGCATTCTTTACTTTAAGATAAATCTTATCAGTAAGTAAAGGAGTAACGTCTTTTATAGTCTTGGGAAGTAATTTCCCTGCATAATTCAGATAGTACAAGTAATCGTTCTGAGTTTTACTTGCAAGCTCTAAAAACCAGGTTGATGATGTGTAGGCTTCGACAGCCTCTTTGTATTTCATTTTAATGGCTCCATTCAGGTAGAAATCAACGTCACAACTCTCCCAGTCACTCGAGAAATCACTGCCGGTTTGGCACAAGGATCGGCCAAGATGCAGGGAAGTGCTCAGCAGCAATAGAACTAATCCCTTGAGCTACTTCCTGAGTCTCTCGCTGAGCATGAGCATCAAGTCGTAGGTTGCAGACACGAGAGAAGGCATACAGAGACCCTGACCAAATCCATTCTGTCATCATCGACTGTGGTAGTACCATCCTAGCTTGCTCAGGGCATACGCCAGCTTCTAACATACGGTTGTAAACTGCCAGAGGCTTCTCATACAGGTGCTCAGATTCGAGGTTCACTAATTCATCAGACGACCCCTGTTTTATGTTCTTAGCTGCCTTACGCCAACCATCTGGCGTGTAGAACTCAGGAGGACTATTAACGTAACGACGACTGACTTCATTCCAAGCTAACCCTACCTGATGCTTCACAAGCTGCCGAGCTACAAAGATAGGAGCCTTGATACGGAACGACAGGAATGTATGGGCGAAGGGGGACCAGTGATTATTCTGGGAGAGGTAGGCAATTAGTCCATAGTCATTTTCTTGAAACTCCTGATGCTCTTTGTCGAAGCTGACTCGTGCAGCATTTACCACACTGAGGTCGCTCCCCATATGATCTATGTAAGTTACTTCCATATCACTCCTCTCCTTGCTTCTCAAGCTCAGCTATTACAATACCAAGGGTGATAGGCCATGTCAATGCTAAAAAGATACTCTCCAATATACTAATATCATCGTCTACAGTGTGTGCCATGAACGACCCGCTAGATACCAGGATATACATACACAATGTGATATAGATCATTCTTCAATCTCCCCTTTGTGCTTCTGCGAGATACGAGGGTGGTTCTTCTTAACGTTCCCTCGCTCATTATGATTACGATAGTACGGATTAGTCCGTAGCTCTTTAAGAGCCCAATTACGCTTGCTCCTGATGCGCTTGGGGAGCTCTGTCTTAGACGTAAAGAGTTTCATAGTGGCCTCGCTTCCCTGAACCTGAGAGAGCAACCCCCAGAGGCAGTCTTGTGGACTACCACTTCCTTTTCGGTGAAGTCCTCCTCTAACTTGATGAACCTATAACTCACATCTTCTTCGTAGCCTGATGTTTTCAGGAGTAATAGAGCCTCTTGTAGTGTGCTTGTGATTAGCTGGTTGGTTGCCATCTCAGTATCTTCCTTAAATTCTGCAAACGAGTAACTTCATTTGTTTCAGTATATCTTCAGCTTACCCTGCGTACCCTCTTAAGTCAACCATTTTCTGCATAGTTTCTAAGATAATTTTAGTTTCATCGCCCAGAGGAGTTCCTCCTCTCGTTCTCTCCCAATGCTCATAGGCTTCTTCAAAGGTGAAATAACGGCAGCCTGCCAGAACCCTAACAATACCCCCCTTGAGTTCTCTACAAGGGAGAGCGAGAAAGGCATACCCGTCTGACCGCATGATGCCAGACACCCTAGCACTGCCATTCACCTGAGCACTGCCATTCACCTGAGCATCGCCAGACACCCAAGCATTGTCAGACACCCAAGCACTGCCAAACACCCCACCATTGCCAGACACCAGAGCACTGCCATTCACCTTAGCACTGCCATTCACCTGAGCATCGCCAGACACCTTAGCAGAGCACTGCCATTCACCTTAGCACTGCCATTCACCTGAGCACTGCCATTCACCTGAGCATTGCCAGACACCCTAGCACTGCCAGACACCTGAGCATTGCCAAACACCCAAGCATTGCCAGACACCTGAGCATCGCCAAACACCTGAGCACTGCCATTCACCTTAGCACTGCCAACCACCTTAGCACTGCCAGACACCTGAGCACTGCCATTCACCTGAGCATCGTCAGACACCTGAGCATCGCCAAACACCTGAGCATTGTCAGACACCAGAGCATTGCCAGACACCCAAGCATTGTCAGACACCCAAGCATTGTCAGACACCTGAGCACTGCCAGACACCAGAGCATTGCCAGACACCTTAGCACTGCCATTCACCTGAGCATTGCCAGACACCTTAGCACTGCCAACCACCTTAGCACTGCCAGACACCTGAGCATTGCCAAACACCCAAGCATTGCCATTCACCTGAGCATCGCCAGACACCAGAGCATTGCCAGACACCCAAGCATTGTCAGACACCCAAGAGAGACCCCCTTGGCTCAAATTACGCAATCCTCTCACGAAACCCCCCAAGTCTCCTGCCGATACACCTCCAAAGTCTTTCAATGCCCTAATCCTGTGAAGCCCCGCAGCGTTTACCTCGTCCGTCAATTCATACTTATCCATAAAAGTCTCTCCTAGTCAACTATTCTATTGAAATAGTCGAACATATCAGGAAGTTCATCCCATAGCCGACGATGGCAACCCTCTCCCACAGCCATAATGCAATCATACTTGTTGATAGGTTCTCGCATATCTGACTTTGCAATTAAATGGTTGTACATCAGATTAGCAGCTTCCAGGCGATGCTCCGCCAGCATAATATGGGTTTTAGCTCTGGATTTACGGCCACTGGAATAATATTGGTTATCACTGCGTTCGTTCCTGTAGTCGGCATCTACTGCGTTCTGCAGGAGTGTCTCCAGATTTTCAATGTCATAATATTCGCTCATGTTCGCTCCTGTTGTGCTTCAAAGACTGCTTGTGTGATACCTCTAGGCGTTGCACTCCTGATATTCTTCGTCTTTAGGCTCTTACCACCCAAAAACATGAACTGCCTACTCCCTCTTACGATGTTTCCGCTTTTAGTCAATCGCTCTAGTATTTCGGGCTCCACTCTTTTAGTTTCTGGCATAACAAACCCGCCACCGGTCCACCAACAAGTGCGCTTTGTGTATGCATCCCGAGGTGCAATATAATCAGGGTGCGTAGGGTGCTTGTCATTCACGGGCAAATAACCGCCATAGTCACAAGGGTCAAATATGTGGTCAGGAGTCCTCCAGAGAGTACTGGCAGCACCTACTGGATTTTCTATGACATAGGGACACCCAAAGTATTCTCCATATTTCCTGCCTAAGTATACAAGCGCCATTGCTTCTGCCTGAAAATTAGGGTTTGCCTTCCGCTTATCCTCCCAATGTTTAGCCCCAGAGCTTGCAAGGTCAGTGCATACAGGCCAAGAGAATAACATCTTTACGTTACTATGTGCTTTTATGATCTTATCAGCAGCAGGGCCCATAAGGTCCAACTGGATGAAGTTAATAGAGCCGCCACCAGGATATTCTACCCTAGGTATGTACGCATGCTGTATATCATAACAATAGCATGCATATCCTGCCTTCGCCCACGGCTGCGAGGCTATCCCTGTTATGTCGAAAAGACTAATGATGGTGCCTTTCATGTTCGCTCCTATTGTTTGATGAATGTACAATGCCTGAATTGATTGCCATTGTCTATTGCATTAATTGCATATCAGGTATTCCCCTATTGCATGCCTATTAGGGTAATAATATTACTCAAATGGGCTCCTAAAGGTAATAATATTACAAGGATAGGGACTAGGGTAATAATATTACTCAAATGGGCTCCTAAAGGTAATAATATTACAAGGGTAGGGACTAGGGTAATAATATTACTCAAATGGGCTCCTAAAGGTAATAATATTACAAGGGTAGGGACTAGGGTAATAATGTTACAAGAACCGGGCTAAATTAGCAACTATATTACAACAATAATCCTTGACAGGATTTGATGCATTAGTATAACTAAGAAAGTATAAGAAAAGCTATTATAGAGTCTTGACATACTTTCAGTATGCTGTATAATAGTCTTACTTTAGAAGTTACTTATCAGCATAATAGATGCTTACGTAACCTACTTATAAGTTATAAACACACAATATATATGTATTCTGAATAAAGATTATAAGTTACTTCTGAAGTAGGCTTCTGAAGTAGGCTTCTGAGTTACTTATAAGTTATAAACACAAATGTTTATGTATTCTGAATAAAGATTATAAGTTACTTCTGAAGTAGGCTTCTGAAGTAGGCTTCTGAAGTAGGCTTCTGAGTTACTTATAAGTTATAAACACAAATGTTTATGTATTCTGAATAAAGATTATAAGTTACTTCTGAAGTAGGCGTATAAATTTTTTATAAATTAGTTATTGACATATGACCCAGCCATGTGCATGATAGTCCCACATTCACGAAACAAGGGAATGCATCATGCAAGTTCACCTCACACTAAAATCATCTAATAAGAAAACCGGCAGGATACCTGTAAGCACTACAGAACAGGCATCATGCCCATCAACATGCCCCTTCAACTCTAATAACGAAGGTGGATGCTACGCTGGCAGCGGTCCATTAAAGCTACATTGGGATAAGGTTTCCCGTTGCGAGAGGGGCCAATCTTGGGATAACTTCTGCAATACTATTGAAGGTTTCAATCAAGGCCAATTATGGCGTCATAATCAAGCTGGCGATTTGCCACATAACAATGGCGCAATTGACATTGATAAGGTAGAACGCCTAGTTTCTGCTAATGAAGGCAGACGTGGCTTTACATATACACACCATGATGTTTCAGACATAGTAAACTATTCTATTATTCGTAAAGCCAATGATGATGGTTTCACTATCAACGTTTCCGCCAATAGCGCCAAAGACGCAGTGCACTACATGGAAAACTATAGTGATTTGCCTGTAGTTTGCGTAGTTGATAGCGAAGAAACACGGAAACAGTTTACGATAGAGGGGCATAGGTTTATCACTTGTCCCGCAACTTATAAAGACAATGTGAGTTGCGCATCTTGTAAGCTTTGCAGCGTACGGAATAGAGATTATGCGATAGCATTTCCAGCCCACGGCACTAGCAAGAAGAAAGCGAACAAGGTGGCAAATGAGGTTGCTATATGATTAAACTTATGCTAATGATTGTGGCGCTAATCGCTGGGATAACTAACTAAGGGATAAAGCAGATTTTTTATAATAGGCTATTGACATAAAAACCTAGTGGCCTATAAAGGGTCATCACTAACTAACTTGAAAGGTAATACAATGCAACATTCCAAGGTTTTCAATCGCCAAGTTCTAGTTCGCAAGCGTATCAACAAGCGCATCTACGGCGTCCGTAAACTGGCCAAGTCAACTGCCATAGATACGGGCCTGACTACTCGGTATATATATGACAAGCCTACCAGTAAGAGTTTCTCCCGTTTCTTGCCTATCTTTTTCAATGTTAAATAAGGATAACACCATGCTCACTATTACAGCCACTAATACCGATAAAAACCTAGTCCGCCTTGCAGCGCCTACAAGCGAGGCATTGAAGCACCTATTAAACGACTACGGGTTGCAGGCGCAATCACCTATCATGCCGACGACTAAAGAGGCAGCAACCGAACCTTTGCCAGTATGGCGAAAGCGTACCTTGGCCCGTACTATGGCGCTAGTTGGCTAGTTGTCTTGGCTAGTACTGTCAAAGCCCTGCTAAGGTGTAATGCCCTAGCAGGGTTTTTTATGTCTAAGGGGCTTGCATAGGGGCTTGAGTATGGTATAAGGGGGCAACATTAACACAAATAGAGGGAAGATCATGTTAACTAAACTAGGTAAAAACAAAGGCGTTGAACGGTCTAGGATATGGCTTGAGGGTGACAGGCTAGTAAAGGCGGGATTTACTCACAAAGCCGAGTATGTGAGGGAATGGTCTGATACTGGCCTAGTGTTGCGCTTAGCTGGGCCAAGCGATACTGGCAAGGTCTATAAGGTTGCAGGGAAGTCCGACAGGCCTGTGATTGATACTACCGGAAAAGCTGTCGTGAATGCATTCAGCAATGCGAGCCACGTAACGGCAACCTTTCATCTAGGCCATATTGACATAACCACACCACGGCTAGCCTAGCCTAACAACTAGCCTATCAACTCTAATAGCCCTGCTACGCCTATACTGGCCTAGCGGGCTTTTTTATGGCTAAGGGGCTTGCCTAGTCCTGTCATAGTCCTGTCATAGTCCTGTCATAGTCCTGTCATAGTCCTGTCATAGTCCTGTCATAGTGCCTGCCATTGCCTCTCATCTGCTGGCAACAATCCCATGCGTTGCCCGAATGCCGCAGGCGCAACCTACAAGCCACTATGCAAGCCCCTAGACTAGCTCTCTCCATATAAAATGATATATAATCAGGGGATATTATTATACTATTCAATGGCTTAGCATTGCCCTAGTGCCTTTCCTAGCCTGCCAGAACAGGCCTATTTACCTTTGCCTGTAGAATATACGTTAAAAGAGACTGAAAAAGCCCCCAGAACCTGATTTACGTTATAAAGTCACAAATTAATGTACGGCGTAAGGGGCGGGGGAAGGGCCACTGGGGCCTCTCTAGTTATCTGTACACCCCGTTAGTATGGAATTCACTTTTTTAGTACCAAGCCTTCTCTTATTAGTTACTGGGTAGTAACATAAGAGTCACTAGGGGGTGACTTAAGAGTTAAACTTAAGTATTTGACGTTAAAGTATATCCTTGACATTACTAGCCAAGTAGTATATAATAGTCTCTTCAAAAGGAGAATATGGATGATTAAGTATGAGTGTGATTTGTGTGGATCTACTGAAGTAGCTTCTGAGCCTCTCAAGGGGTGGACTACCTTTGAAGCTGTGGTAGCTAGCTTCTGTGAGGTCTCTCATATCTGCCAGGAATGTACTAATAAGCATTCCAGTGTAGTGTCAGAGTTGAATTCGTCGGCAGATGGTATGGGGATTAAACAATGGATTTCATTTCTTGCTGTATCACTACTGATTGATATACCTGAAGTAAACAAAGGTAGTGAACTCCTTGAGGAGAGCTCTGGAGCTCCTTCAAGAGAAACTGCTGTAGATAAATACAAGAGGCTTGAGAAGGAGCTATCAGGGGAGTAGCTCAGGAGTAACTTATAAGCCTACTTTAGAATACATATACATTGTGTGTTTATAACTCATAAGTAGGTTATGTAAGCATCTATTATGTAACTTATAAGTAACATTATGTAACTTATAAGTAACTCATAAGTAGGTTATGTAAGCATCTATTATGTAACTTATAAGTAACTCATAAGTAGGTTATGTAAGCATCTATTATGTAACTTATAAGTAACTCATAAGTAGGTTATGTAAGCATCTATTATGCTGATAAGTAACTTATAAGCTAGGCTCTGGGAGCGGGTTGGCTGAGTGTCTGTGGAAGACTCTTAGGTAGCTATCTAGGGGCGGTACTATAGAAGTACTCTATGTCCGCCCATTAGCGGAGTTATATCGAAAAGCTCACAATTGTCAACAACTATTTTCAAAAAAAATACAGAAAATACCAAAAGGACCACAGGAGGACTATGAATGACTGAAGAAACTATCACAGACATTAAGGAAGATATCTATGATTCTCTCCTTGCAGAAATACAGAATCCCAAAGTATGGATCAAGATAGGTCCTAAAGGAAACCTTGAGAACGTCAACATACCTTCCTTAGTTATTAAGAAGGTTATTCATAAGGGATGGACACCTCCCTCGGGATGGACACCTCCCTCGGACTGGATACCTCCCTCTGTGAAAGACTCTTATGTTGTAATGTCATCAGAAACTGTAGTTTACAGAACTTTCAAGTATTCTAATAAGAAGCGAGCAGAGGATAATTATGGTTCAGAGTTATTTGAACATATTGAATCTCTCCATCGCTACTTCGATAGAGTTCAGAACATGAAACAGGCAGAAGCTAGCCTAGATAATATCCTTAAACTAAGAGAGGAGCTCCTTAATGCTCAGGGATGAAGCACTTGAACAGGGGGTTATTAAAGAAATAACCTACAACATCTCAGTATTAAAAGATGGATTTGTTATTATAGAGGTAGAGACAGAAACCGCAGAATCTTCCTTCTATGGCACCTCTCAAGTTATGCAAGACATAGGGGATGTGCATGAACACCTACTAGATACTTTAGCTGGAGCTATGGAATGGACTGACCCTACTGCCACAGAACTTGAAAGATACTATAAAGGGAGCCTTTTATGCTAATAAGAGGGTGTTTTTAGCAAAAAAGCTTGACTTTTACTTGAAATCAACTATAACTGACCCTTATGCCCTAAATAGAAGGAACAGTTAAATTGGTAAAAGTAATCAGCACAGTAGATCACATTCAAGAAGAGTGTGACAAGAACCGTAAGATGCATGATATGTACAGTATGCCCGGTGAAGAATATAAGATGGTTAAGGAACGTGAATCCTACCAGAATCCTCAATACGGTAAGATCTCCGAAGCCCTGACTAAGGAATATGCTTCCGAGAAGACTGGTAAAAATGGGTAAAGAACCTCTTCCTACACCTATTACACCTGCTCTAGTAGAATCACTGCACCAGTTCAGCCTTCCATTTGAAGAAGAGCCACCTAAAGAGGACGACACAGAAGAATGAAAGATATTGCGGGAGTCACTGAAGCAGACATCCATAAGCTAGTATCAGCATCTCAGAACGATGCGACAACACACCTTAATGAGAAGCAATTGGCGCTCATTAAAGCTTATACTGATGAGGACTCCCCCACTAAATTTCAAAAGAAAGCCTCTATGAGGGTTGCAGGCTACTCTCCGAGCTATAACTGGACTCAAGTATTCCCAGGTATTCGGGATGAAGTCATAGAACGCACTAAGGATCTATTAGCAGAGGCAGCCCCAGAAGCTGCTTCAAAGCTCATAGAGTATATTAGAGACCCTGAGACAGTTGCCGGTGGCAGAGACAAACTACATGCCATTCAGATGTTATTTGATAGAGCTGGGGTGGTTAAAGGCGAGAAGATTGATGTTGAAGTAACTCATAATGCTGTTTTCGTTCTTCCTCCCAAGAAACATCAGGAAGCTGTAGACCTAGACTTCGAGGATATTTCAGATGGGTAAAAAATACCCTCGTTCCAGGAATGTCGCATCCAAAAACGTCAGGGATATTGAACAAGGGCGCTCTGTCATTATATGGAAGCCTCTTGAGGTCCTGATGAAGTCCAGCAAGCCTTCATGGGGTTATGTAGTAGATGAGCACGACCCTAAATTATGGCTTCCAGTACCCGAACAGCTTATTCTTCTATTCAAAGCGGAAGAATACATCTACGAAAGCTCTTATGCCAGCATAGCTAGATGGCTAGGGGAGATGACTGGTAGGAATATAAGTCCTGCTTCCTTGAAGAGGGTTATTACCTCCGGGCGGATGCACGACTACTACGATCTAAAGAGAATAGCATCTAAAACTAAAAAGAAAACCAAGAAGGTTATCATATCAAAGGATGTGGAACCTCCCGAGCCTTCCACTAAACGGACAGCTACGCTCATCCAGAGACTTGAGGGTAAAACTCCAGAAGAGAAGAAGCTAATACTCGCAGAGCTAGACGCTGAGCGAGCTAAAGCCGTTTCTACCACTAAGAGAAGACAAGCAGATAAGCTCAAGAGGGCATCTGAACCAGAAGCTCCCGTAGAGGAGCAGGCCGATGATACTCCCAATGATGACAGTGATTCAAACACTAAAGAAGACACCACAGGCATCATCTGGAGACCTAATCCCGGACCTCAAACAGAGTTCCTTCAGTCAGATGTTAATGAGTTATTCTTCGGGGGGTCTCGTGGTGGTTCTAAATCAGAAGCTCTTGTAGCAGACCCTCTGAGATACTGTGGTAATAAGAATTTTCGTGGTCTACTGATACGGAAACGATTGAAGGATCTCCGTGAAATCATCTCACGAGCCAAAACCCTGTATCCTCAGGCGTATGAAGGCACGAGATTCTTAAAGCAAGAAAGTATGTTCCTGTTCCCCTCCGGAGCTACTCTGGAGTTTGGTTATGCAGAAAATGATGCGGATATTGAGCAATATCAAGGGCAGGAATACGCTTGGATTGGGATTGATGAACTACCTCAGTTCAAAGATCCGGAAGTTTACACCCTACTTAGAGGGTCATGTCGAACTACTGATCCCCAGTTGTTGTCTCTTGGTCTCCCTGTAATGAGAATGACAGGAAATCCTGGTAATGTGGGATCTCCTTGGGTTAAGATCATGTTTATCGACCCTGCACCTGCTGGTGTAGTCTTTAATGTCAAGAGTAGCTTTATAGACCCTAGGGATGGCTCTAAGAAGGAAGTATCCCTTACCAGGCAATTCATCCAGTCCTCTGTATTCGATACTCCTCAGTTGCTTCAAGATGATTCTTACCTTGCAACTCTGGCATCACTCCCTGAGCATAAGAAAGCCGCATGGCTATATGGACAATGGGGCGTAGTTGATGGGGCAGCATTCCCTGAATTTGATAAAGAAGTTCATGTTATTGAGCCATTCGAGGTTCCTTCCCATTGGCCTAAGATACGAGCTACAGATTGGGGCTATTCAACCCCCTTCTGTACTTTGTGGTTAGCCTTCGACGGAGATGATACCGCCTATGTCTATAGGGAGTATTATGGGCAGGGGACATTGGCAGATGACTTTGCACGGCGCATTTGTGACTTAGAAGCCACTGATAGTAACATGGTGGATGCAGTAATAGATGGCTCTACGAATTCTAAGCGGGGAGAAATCGGCCCCAGTATCTACGAGATGATAGAGAATGAGTTAGCTACGAGGGGCCATCTAGGGAATAGGTTTGCAGATCGCTCTCCGGGTTCTCGTGAGGCAGGTAAGCAGGAAGTTCATAAGAGACTTGCAGTGAGAGCTACTGGAGGTAAGACTGAAGAAGGTGAGCCTGTTAAGGAGCCTGCCCTGCTCATCTTTAATACTTGTGTTAATCTCATCAGAACTCTTCCCATGTTACTCCCTGAGGATAATAATCCTGAAACAGTCAGTAAGAAGAATTCAGAAGATCATGCGTATGATGCTCTCCATTATGGGCTAAGGAGTCGCCCTATAACGGCACTAGACTTGGTAAATCAACAGCAATTTGCACAAGACCATGCACCTAAGATGGTAGATGCAATATTTGGATATTAGTATGACTAGTGGAATCTACAGAATCACCTGTGTAAAGAACGGTAAGAGTTACGTTGGGAGCTCCCAGGATATTCCCCGTAGATGGAAAGAACACAAGAATAGGTTGAGGGCAAATAGGCACATTAATCCTCACTTCCAGAATGCATGGAATAAATACGGCGAAGACTCCTTCGTTTTTTCTGTAGTAGAGAAGTGTGATAAGGATTGTCTTCTAGATAAGGAACAAGGTCATTTCGATACAGGCATCAAAGGTAAGATGTTTAATGCCTCCTTTATCGCAGGGCGTGTAGAGATGACTACGGAAGTCCGGGCCAAGATGTCCCAGAGTAGTACAGGGAAGAATAACTCCTCCGCTAAGTTGACAGAAAAAGATGTTTTAGCTATCAGAGAAGATACGAGAGAGCATAAAGACATATCCGAAGAGTATGCCGTTAGCCCCTCACACATTAAGAACATAATAGCGCGTAGAAAGTGGAAGCACATATAAAATGGTAGATGTATACGACGACGAAAACACTGCAGTTCTCGAAGGAGAACCTAAATCAGATGAGGAGCGCCGAGCTCTTACTGCACTTGCAGGGTCTGTCATCGATAAGTATGAAGCGGCCAAGCGCAACAGATTGGTTACTGAAACGCGATGGATGGACGCGCACGATGCTTTCCGAGGCATCTTCAAAGACTCCTTCACATCTACTGAGAAGAGTAAGGTTTTCATAAAGCTCACGAAGACGAAGACCCTAGCAGCACATGGGCAGATTACAGATATCCTGTTTGGTCAAGGGAAGATCCCTCTGCGAGTAGAGGCTACTGAGTCTCCTATGGGCATTGCAGATACTGTTACAATCACTGCAGAGCCTGCTCCAGAAGAGGAAGTCCCTGAGTTTAATCCAATAGGCTTCGAAGGTGATGGCAATGATCTTCAGCCCGGCGATACTATTGATTCTCGCACAAGTAGGATTGGGGAGGCTCTCAAGAAGAAGCTAGGCCTTATCCCTGAGGAGAATATCACAGAAGACCCTGCAGCTATCGGCCTTAAGAAGTCTCCTGCAGATGAGGCTGCAGATGCACTTAATGTGGAAATCCAAGATCAACTCACAGAGTCTAATGCACAGATTGAGCTCCGTAAGGCTATTCTACAAGCGGCTCAGCTAGGATCAGGCTGTATTAAAGGCCCCTTCATTATTGAGAAGGAATATCCTAATTGGACTACTGATGAAGAGGCCGGGGAAGACGCTCCCCGATCTTACACACCTGAATTTAAGATTGTGCCAGACTTGGAGTATCGCTCTATCTGGGATATCTACCCTGATCCTAATGCAACATGTGCTGACGATGCGGAGTATCTTGTAGATCGACACCTGATGTCTCGCTCCCAAATCCGTCTCCTTAAGAAGCAACCAGGATTTATTGCAGAGAAGATTGACGAGGCTCTTGATGGAGCGCCCTTCTATACGCCTCTATGGTGGGAGACCACTCTTAAAGAGGACTTGGAAGACCTCGGCAATAATAACCGCTATGAAGTGTTTGAGTACTGGGGTATTGAGGACAGAGAACTCCTAGAGGAAGAAGGCTTTGATATTCCTGAGGCTCTAGCTGACTCAGATGATGTCCAAGTTAATCTATGGATGGCAGATGGCGTAATTATTCGCATGGTAATCAACCCTTTCCGCCCTAAGAGAATCCCTTATATCATCTTCCCTCTTGAAGTAGACTTGTATAATATCTGGGGGGTAGGCATCCCTGAGAATATGGAAGACTCGCAGCGGATGGTTAATGGGTTTACTCGTATGGCTGTTGACAATGCCGTACTATCCGGTAACATAATGATTGAAGTTGATGAAAATAACCTTATGCCGGGGCAAGACATGGCAGTATATCCCGGTAAGGTTTGGCGCAGACGAGGCGGTGCTCCGGGCCAAGCTATCTTCTCGACTAGTTTCAAGAATATTACCCCAGAACTCATACAGCTAGTCGACAAGTTCACTGTCTTCGCTGATCAGTCCACGGGCATTCCCTCGTTTGCTCATGGGCAGACTGGCGTACAGGGCATCGGCAGAACTGCCTCAGGTATCTCTCAGCTTATGGGCGCAGCCTCTGTAACAATTAAAACTATCGTTAAGAACTTCGATGATTATCTCCTAGCTCCTCTAGGGATGGCACTCTTCGCGTTTAATATGCAGTATAATCGTAAGTTGGAAGTCCGTGGTGACCTTTCTATTAAGGCGATGGGTACTGACAGCCTAATCCAGAAGGAAGTACGAGCTAATCAGCTTATTCAGTTCTTCCAGATTGCACAGCAGTCTCCCTTCGTTAATCAAGGACAGATGATTAAGGAGATTGCCAAGACTCTGGATATCGAAGAAGAAAAGCTCCTAAATGATCCTGAGCTACAGCAGTTGATGCAGGCCTTGTCTGCTCAGAAGCAGGGTGGCGGAGAGATGGTCATGCCACAACAAGGAGTAACGGGAGGAGCAACACCTCCCGCAGCACCAGCGCAGCCGGGACAACAAGGCTTCTCCGGTACTCCTCAAGAGCAAGGCGGGGGGATGCCTCAACAGCAACAACCCATGCCTCCAGGAGTAGGGTAGTTTAGATGGTAGAATATGATGACTTACATGGTAAGATCGTTAAAGGGTCGTCAAAGCAATTCTTGAAGAATCTTCTAGGATACTATGACAGCCTTATTGAAAGTAAGATCAATACTCTAATAGATCACCCCCCTGTTGACAGTAATGAACTACACCAGGAAATGGGTTTTATTAAAGGGCTAAAGAGCTCGAAAGAGTATTTCGAAGGACTTATGAATGAAAAGTCCGATAAGTACGAATAAAACAGTCTTGTAATATACTTTTTACTTGACAATACATAGCAATCTCATATAACTAGCAAATTAAGTCGCTATTTCAGGGCACCCGTAAGGCCCCTACAGGAGGAAATAAATGAGCGAAGATACTAAACGATTCGACGACACGGCTGTTCTAGGTGGACTCTACTCTAATCCTGAATTGTCACCAGAGGCACTAGAACAAGAACTTAAAGATATTGAGGCCCTAGAGGCAGAGCAAGCGCAGACTCTTATTGATGCTGCAGATGCTGCCGCCCTAGCCTCCGAAGTTAAGGCTGATAATCCTCTAGCAGAGGCACAACAGCACGACTACGAGAAACGATACAAAGACCTTCAGCGATTTATGAGCAAGAAGGACAAGGAACATGAGGCACAATTAAGCGCCTTACGAGGGCAGCTAGAGGAGCAAGACGTAAGTCTCCCCAAGAGCGCCGAGGAGCTGCAAGCATTCCGGGATAACTACCCTGATATGTATGCGACAATTGAGACAGTTGCCTCTCTGAAGACTTCCGAGTCAGCCACTGAGCTATCTAACCGATTGGCTCTCGTAGAACGGCGGGAACAGGAAGTTGAGAAGAAAGATGCGCTTATCCTTGTGAAGAAGGCGCACGAAGATCTAGAAGATGTTGTAGGCTCTTCCGAGTTTACTGATTGGATCAATGCTAAGACAGAAGCAGGTTCCACTTGGGTGCGAGATGCAGCATTTGACTCAGTAACTGCACAACCAGTTATTGACGTAATTTCTCTCTATAAAAGAGAGAAGGGAATTGGGGAGCCTCGTAAAAGAGGTCGCCCTCGTAAAGATTCTGATCCTTCCGCAGGTGCCACTAAGGTGTCTACCGGAAAGTCGGAAGAACCTGGAGCAGGTCGTGAAACGGTCTACACCGAGGCAGATATTCAGAAGATGACCGATGAGGAATTTACTGAATTAGATGCTGCAGGTGCGTTTCGCGCTACTGTCTAGGTTCATAGACAAGCACGAAGTCCTAATACACCTTCCTAATAGCGCCCCGTAAGGACATCGCTACCATTAGAAAGCATTAGAAGTTACTGTTTGTTCTCTTGAGTAAGAAAAAAAGCACATATAGGAGATAACAATGGCTTTTCAAACTGCCGCCGGTTACGGCAATCTTCCTCAGGGTAATTTCACACCAACGATCTACTCTCGTCGCGCTCAGGTAGCATTCCGCACCAAAAGCGTTATCCAGAGTATCACCAATACGGAATAGTAAAATACTCCCTTCAGGCAGAGATGCCTGTCGAAAATCTAGTGAATTGCTGGGAAGCCTGAAACGGTAATCAGCAGCCAAGCCCGGAAACGGGAAGGTCCAGAGACTAGATTTATACTATAAGTTACAGCACACCTGGAGTGATGCGATGAGGAAACAAGATAAAGCAGTTTTGATTGCCATGGTTTTAGGTGATGGGTATATCTCAAAACCTAAGACTGGACAGAAAAGTTGCGGAATACGTCTGGTTCATTCTATTAAACAGAAAGAGTATATTGAGGCTAAGGCAGCTTTTATTAACTCTGTTTGTGGAGGAAGACAAAATGAAGTCAGGGAAATAAATAATAACGGGTATCCCGGAGTTATTTATACTAAATCCCATAAGTATTTTAGGGTTCTTAGAAAAGCGTTATATAAGAACAATAAGAAAATCTTCCCTCTTCATGTACTAGAAAGAATCACCCCACAAGCCTTCGCTATTTTATGGATGGATGATGGAAGTCTGTACCCTAAACGGCGCAAAGGTAAAATACATGCTTGGGAAGGCGTATTAAGTCTGTACGAAGATTTC